TGGATCTTATAAAGCATGACCGTGCGCTGCTTATGCGCGTCTGTCTGAAGGGTGTACGGCTCGCGGATCCGTTCGAAGGATGCCCGTACATACCAAGAAGCAAATGCAGACCATGCGTTAATTCATGGATAGACAACGGGCGCGTCATGGCTGCGGATTACCTGGAGATCGCCGTGACTGATGTAGATCTGCTGATTATCCTGGAGCAGTACGAATATGACGAGATCGCTTTTTCGGAAGTCGCCTATGCACGGTATAAGCCTCTGCCGGAACCGCTGCGGGAACTGATAAAGCAGTATTACATGGATAAAACGGCACTGAAGGGTGTTGAGGGTCAGGAGCTCTACTATGCGAAAGCCAAGGAATTGCTGAATAGCTTATACGGCATGAGCGCCCAGGATCCGGGAAAAGTCGACATTCTCTACGATCCGGAAAATGGATTTTTTTTTCGGTGACGATATCACTGAAGAACAATTTGACAAGAAAATGTATAATGCTTTTCTTTCCTATACCTGGGCCCCGTGGGTGACCGCCTGGGCGCGTCTGGAGCTCCATATCGGGCGTAAATTATGCGGTCGCAGGTTTGTATACTGCGACACGGACTCGGTCAAATATGACGCTGACAGCGCGAAGGAGTGGCCTATGCCGGACTTTACCGAATACAACAAACGGAAGAAACAGCTTGCGGAGAAATCCGGCGCATATGCGGATGACGCAAAAGGCGAGCGGCATTATATGGGCGTATACGAATATGAAGGATCTTCCCGCTTCCGAACACTCGGAGCGAAGAAATATTGTACAGAACAGGAGGGCAGACTGAAACTCACCTGTGCAGGTGTTGGCAAGAAATCCGGCGCGAAGCATCTTGAGGAGCATGGCGGTATCGCCGCTTTTGACATCGGATATGTCTTTGACGGAGCTGCCGGCGGGGTCGAAGCGGTCTACAATGACCATGCGGATTTTACCATCGAAGCAGAGGGACACACATTGCACGTAACTAAGAATCTAACACTGAAACCGTCAACTTACACCGTAGGAATTACGGGAGACTATGCTGCTGCGATAAAGCACGCAAACGATATTATAAGGAGAATAAGAACATGAATAGCGTTACATTACTCGGAAGATTTACCCAGGATCCTGAAATCAGATATATGAACAATGAGGACCAGACGGCATACTGCAATTTCACGATTGCGGTAAATCGCGACTATGACCGGGAAAAGGCGGATTTCATCCGCTGCAAGGCATTTGGAAAGACAGCGGAGATCATCGGCGACTATCTGCATAAGGGGGATCCTATTCTTGTTTCGGGATCCTGGGAGACAGGATCCTATGAGAATAAGGATGGCGACACGGTTTATACAAATGACTGCCGCGTAAACCGCTTTGATTTCGTTGGCGGTCGTACCGGAGATTCGGAACCGAAGGAAGAAAAGAGCAGTCAGCGGAAGGGATCCGGACGGAGCGGAAGAAGATAATATTATGAGCGGGTTATATCTGGAAAACGGCTTCTTCGATTTCGGGGAAGCCGTCCGCCGTTCCACGGCTTTTAATTTCATCATAGGCGGGCGCGGAACCGGGAAGACCTACGGGGCCCTGAAATGGTGCATCGAATCCGGGAAGAAATTTATGTTTATGCGCCGTCTCCAGAAGGAAGCGGACGTTATCAGCAAGGATGAATTATCGCCGTTTAAAGTATACGGTGACATGTTCGGCGGGGTCATCCTCTGCCGGCCGGTCTCCAAGTATGTAACAGGCGTTTATAAGTCTGTCACGGACGATGACGGAAACACCATTCCGTCAGGTCCGCCGATCGGCTATGTCTGCGCGCTGTCATCCATAGCCAATCTGCGCGGGTTTGATACCTCTGACATAGAAATTATTGTGTTCGATGAATTCATTCCGGAGAAGAGCAGCGCGAAACAAAAGTACCTGGGGGATGCTTTATTAAATGCTTATGAGACGATCAACCGAAACCGGGAGCTTTTCGGCAAAGATCCGGTCAAATTGTTTGCCCTGGCAAACAGTAACGATCTGGGTAACGATGTGTTTATTTCCCTTGGTCTTGTAAACGTTGTGGAGCGCATGAGCAGGAAAAAGCAGGAGTTCTACCAGGATGTGGAGCGCGGCGTTACGGTCATCATGCTGACACGTTCGAAGATATCGGAGAAAAAGAAAAAGACGGCACTTTATCAGCTTACGAGCGGAAGCGAATATGAACAGATGGCCCTTGGAAATGATTTCGCGTATGATGACCGCTATAACATCCGGTCGCGTCCGATCAGGGAATATAAGCCCCTGTTTTCCTGGGGCGGCATATGCTGCTATGAACACAAGAGCCGACCGGAATATTATGTTGCGTTTCACCTGTCGGGATCGCCGGAAATGTTCACCGGCGAAGTGGGGCGGCATGAATGCCGGAGACTGTACGCGGGGATCTGGAAAGCCTACTATAACGGCGGCGTATATTTTGAAAATTATGACGCGCTGCGGATATTCCGAATACTTTACGCCTAGGACGGGAAACCGTCCTATTTTATTTGACAATTTTAAATAAATAATATATATATTATATGGGAGCGGTACGCCATAGACAGGGCCCGGAAGGCCCGGCGCGGGAAAGTCTGCCCTTATATACCGCTCCCTAGTCCGAATATTAAGAAGGGAGACAGATAAACCATGGATGTACAGACAATTACAACGATCATCGGGACCCTCGGATTTCCTATTGCTGCCTGTATCGCTCTGTTCTGGAAACTGGAGCAGGAGCAGGAAATACACAAACAGGAAGTTGATAAGCTCGCGGAAGTAATAAACGACATGAAGAACGTCATGACGGAGCTGTCCGCCTATATCAAAACAATGTCGGGAAGGTGATGTCATGCCGGATAAAATGAAAGCTGTCGCCGAAGCAAAGCGAATCGCAGCGGATAATAAGCACGGATATTCCCAGGCGAACCGGAACGGCAAGCCGGACTATGACTGTTCATCTCTGGTTATCCACTGTCTCGACTATGCCGGATTTCCCATGTCGAAGTATGGAGCGACATATACAGGAAATATGATTCCCGCGCTGAAGAAATGCGGTTTTAAGGACGTTACCAGGAAGATCAATCTGAAGACAGGGAAGGGCCTTGAGCCCTGCGATGTCCTTCTCAATCCAGGGCAGCATACGGCGATTGCCATAAGCAAAACGAAACTTGCGGCGGCACACAGCAACTACGACGGAAGAACCGGAGACGGCAGCGGAAAAGAAATCAATACTTATTCATACCGGCCCTATAAGAGCGGGTGGAAAACGGTTTGGAGATATGAGGAAAAATCTTCTGAAGCCTATTCCGTTTACGCGGTTGCGCAGTCTGTCATTGACGGCGCATATGGGAACGGTCCGGAGAGACGGGAAGCCTTGAAAGCTGCCGGGCACAATCCGGATATGGTGCAGAATGCCGTCAATAATATACTTAAGTATATATCTGTCGCGTCAGAGGTCATCAATGGATCCTACGGCGCGGGAGAGGAACGAAAAAAGAAATTAACGGCGGACGGATATCCTTATGGGGTCGTGCAGGATATCGTGAACGCCATAATGAAAGGAGATATCAAAGCATGAACATGAAACAGCTTCGGGCACTCATCGAAGCAGGACTGACGGATGAACAGATCACCGCAGTAATCAATTCCGGGAAACAGGAACCGGTACCGAAAGCAAAGACGGAACCGGCACCTGCAGCAAAGGAGGAACCGGAAGAAAAGCCGGATGTGCAGCAGCAGATCCTGGCGGCGATAACAGGGCTTACGGAAACCATCCAGGCAAGCAATATTGCCGGGGCAAAGAACAAGGAGCCGGAGAGCGTAGAAGAAATGCTCGAGGGACTAATCACAGCAGATTAATGAAAGGAGAAACAAACAACCATGGCAATGAATGAAATGTCGATCAATCAGATCTATCAGCTTGTCAACACGATCACAAACAATGTCAAGGGCGGCAACCAGGCAGCACCGATTGACACGGCGGGTTTTATCGCCCAGGCGACAACGGCACTACAGACGGGATACGATCCGGTCATCAATTCGATTTCCCAGATCATGCACAAAACGATCTTTTCAGATCGCGCCTATCGTCCCATCTTTTCCGGGATCCGGAAGAATGCGGAACAGTGGGGAAACCACGTCCGGAAGCTGACGCCCCTGGACAATGACTTTGAAAACAATGACAGCTATCCGCTGACGGACGGTCAGGCGGTGGACCAGTACGTCATCAACAAGCCGAAGGTTCTTCAGACAAATTTCTATGGAGAAACCACATACCAGAAGCATCTTACCATCTTTGGAAGACAGCTTGATACCGCGTTTTCCGATCCTTCGGAGCTCGGGCGTTTCTTCGGTATGGTCATGACAAATGCACAATCACAGATCGCGCAGGCCCGCGAAGAGCTGGAGCGTGAGACGGTCGCCGGATTTATCGCGGCAAAGAAGCTAGCAGATGCCGGAAACGTCATTTCCCTGGTTGCCAAGTACAATGACGCCACGGGGTCTTCCCTGACAGACGAAACCGTCATGCTGCCTGATAACTTCCCGGATTTTGCGCGCTGGACGTTTGCCTATATTAAGACGCTCGCGCAGGATATGAGGGTGAGAGGATACCGGTATCATCTGAATCTTACCGGTAAGAATATTCCCAGACATACGCCGGCAACGCGCCTTAAGATGGCAATGTACAGCCCTTTTATCAACGCTGTCGATGCCCGGGTTCTTTCCACGACTTTCAACGATGAATATCTGAAGTATATTGAAAAGTCGGAGCTCACCTTCTGGCAGAATCCTGGGAACCCTGGAACGATCAGTGCAACGCCGTCTTACACCGGAGCAGACGGTACGATTGTGACGGCTGAATCCGCCGTAACAGTTGAAAATGTCGTTGCGGTCCTCTATGATGAGGAAGCAATGGGGCATACGATCGCACACGAGATTTCCAGACCGTCGCCGTATAACGCACGGGGTGACTACTACAACCAGTTCTGGAAATGGACTGACAGATATTGGAATGACCTGACGGAGAATGCCGTTATACTTACCCTGTAAGGGGGTGAAGACATGGCAATAACTGTAGATTTTTACAGTTTCACGAAGCGGGACAACTCGACGAAACGACCGACAGGCGGCGCGGCGTTAAGTGCCGCCTGTGATTTTAAGGACGACTGCGGCGTTATACATCCTACGCTACGGATTGTTGGGACCGGTAACCCGTCGGCATATAATTACGCTTACATACCGGATTTCGGCCGTTACTACTTTATAAGTGAATGGACTTGGCGCCTTGGCGAGTGGGAATGTTCGTTGTATGTCGATGTACTGGCAACCTATAAAGATGAAATCGGCGCGTCATCTGAATATGTCGTAAGGTCTTCGGCGGAATATGACGGAGACATAACAGACAGCATATATCCGACCGTGGCAATCGATAATACCGCTTCAGTTTCACTTGGGACGCCAATAGGCGGGACGTTAAACGCCGGCACTTATGTTCTTGGTGTCATCAATGATACCGGCGGCGTCGGGGCAGTAGAATATTTCGCTATGGGTCAGGGATCCTTTTCGTCGCTATGCTCTTATATGTTCGCTTCGGTTCCGTCATGGTATGACTTGACCGGCATAACGCGGACAACGCCGCCTGATATCACGGAAGTGGTTCTTCCGGTTGAGGTGATGAAGTCGCTTGTTAACCCGGCGCAATACATTGTGTCATGTATGTTCTTCGGGCAGTCGGTAAGTGTGCCCACTTCAGGATCCGGAAATATTCATTTTGGATGGTGGAATTCAGGGATCAGTGCGGCAACACTTGGCGCCGGCGGAACAGCATATAAAACCGGGACTTTCACATTACCGGCGCACCCGCAGGCGGCAGCTAGAGGAAACTATTTAAATCTTTCGCCATATACGCGTTTTACCTTCAACGCCGGTCCTTTCGGATTCTTTCCGATTGATACGACATATTTTGCAGATTCATTATCTGGTTCGTATAGAATCGGTATTGACTGTATAACCGGTGAAGGAACGCTGCATCTACATGACGATAACGGCGAAGTAATAGCGGTAAACAGGGCGCAGATCGGCGTGCCTATCAAACTGGCACAAATTACGCGTGACTATCTGGGAACCGCCGCAAACGTGGTAAGTACCGCTGCAGATGCTGTCGGCGGCGTCGCCGGCGCAATCGGGGAGGGTCTTGGCGGAAACATCTTCGGGGCCGTGGAGAGGGGAGCGCAGACGGCGGGCAGCCTTGCAAACGGCATAGTATCTTCCATCAAGTCAGCAATGCCGACGCTTACTGCGGCAGGTTCGACAGGCAGCCTTTACGAGATAAACAGAACGTGGAGCATAACCGCGCAGCATTTCCTTCTGGCGGAAGAGGACAACGCCCACAGAGGAAGACCGCTTGCAAAGAAAAAGCAGATCAGCGCAATTCCGGGTTATATAATGGTACTTGACGCGGATATTGCTACAAGCGGAATGAGCAGCGAAACGGCAAGCGTCCGCGCCTATATGGAAAGGGGGTTCTATTACGAATAAATGTTTGAATATGATTTTATCAACCGATACAACGCACATTTTCAGCCCTCTACCGTTCATTGCAAAAATACCACGCTGCATATGTATTTTGTGAAATACTTATTGCAGCAGGCCATGGCAAGGTATGAATTCACTCTGCCGGATAAGCCCGGATGGGATAAGGCGTATTTCATATATACCCTGTTTGTCGCCGGTTATGGGGCAGTGCTGAAAACTCCGAAGTTTGGCACGATTTTCCAGTGGTGCACCCTTGGCGGATATGATATCAACTATATGCCGAAGACGGCAACGGTGACGAATCCGGCCCTGGAAGAAACATATATCAGAACGATTCATAAGGACTGTGAAATCATTAAAATGCAGCCTCTCTATGGGTCTATTATGGATATCGTGGGATATTACGCGGATCTGATGGCTATGACAAGTGAGGCAATCGGCGTAAATATCCTCAATTCCAAACTTGCCTACATTTTCGCGGCAGGATCCCGAGCAGTAGCAGAATCCTTCAAGAGACTTTTTGATACCGTGGCGGGCGGGGAGCCTATGGTCGTAGCTGACGAAAAACTTTTTGACAAAACGACCGGAAGACTTAAGGTTGACTATTTCACGCAGAATTTGCGGGATAATTACATTGCAAACGATCTGTTTGAATCGCTGAAAAACATCGAAAACAAGTTTTACACGGATATGGGATTTTACAATGCAGTGGAGAAAAAGGAACGTTTGCTTGTAGATGAGGTGAACGCGAACAATGAGGCTACTATGTCGAAGTGCACGCTTTGGCTTGAGACCATGCGCGAGAGCATGGAGCGCGCGAATAATATGTTCGGTCTGAATCTAAACGTAAAGCTGCGGACGATCGACACAGAGGGGGTGGCGGAAAATGTCGAATAGATATTTCTTCTCAATCCTCGGAGCATATAATCACGATCCGACGATCTTTGATGGCCTGCAGCTTCCTACTAATCCATTCACCAAAGGATATCCGGATCTGTTTAAGGACTTCCCGGAACTGGACAAGGCAACGCTGATATCCAATCTGCTATTGGACTGTTCACAGCTTTCCTTATTACATACGGACACCGATTTCTTAAAGGAAGAGATCCGGATATGGTCCAAAATGCACTCCCTCGACTGGGCGCAGATGTATGAGACGATGTTGTATCATTACAATCCGATCTGGAATAAAGACGGGACTATATCGGAAACGGGGAGCACTACAGGAACGAGCGGAAATACAAGGACGATCACAGAAAACACCGGAAACGTCAGGACCATGGAGAGCGAGGGAACGAGCGGAAATACAAGGGAAACGACAAACACTAACCAGAGTGTTAATTCCGGATCCGACACGATCAACGATTCATGGACAGAGGACGGAAGCGTCATTAATTCCGTAAATGCTTTTAACTCCGGATCTCCTACGGAGCACGACAGATCTGTTACAGATACGGAAGGAACTAATGCCCGGACAATTACCTATGGTAAGACCGTAACGGATAACGGAGAGGGAACGATCACAGACAGCGGAACTGCAACCGAAACGGGCAGGATAGAGGACACTGGAAGTAAGACCGGCACGATTGACGATGCGGGGAACACTACCGGATCCAGCAGCCTGCAGAGAGTGGAACAGGGAAACATAGGCGTGACTTCCACGCAGGCCCTGATACAGCAGCAGCGTGATGTTATTATGAATATGTATCAGTACATAATAGGACAGTTTAAAGAGCGGTTCTGTGTGCTGATATGGTAGGAGGTGAGGATATGGCTTTATTTGAACATTTCCCCTATACGAACTTCCAGGACCTCAACCTTGATGAGCTCCTGCGGTATATGCGGGAGCTCCTGGCAAAAATGCAGGAACTGGAAACACTCGTTGGAGGGTATAACGACAGGATCGCGGATCTTGAAAACTTCATGGAACAGATGGAAAACGGAGAATTTCCGCCTGCGTTCCTTGCAAGTCTCTATGCCTGGTTATCCGATCATGTGCCGGAGATATTAGCAGATGCTATTAAGATGGTATGGTTCGGTCTGACGGCTGACGGCTATTTTGTGGCGTATATTCCGAATAGCTGGGACGATATCCAGTTCAATACAACGGAATATGATATCAGTATTCCTCTGCAGCCCGAATACGGTCATCTTGTATTAAGTGCGAGGTGATAGCATGGCAGACAGATATTATATCGGGGCGCGGTATGTGCCGGCTGTTTATGAGGGTCCGGACGGCTCTAATACATGGCTTCCCGGCGTTGCTTATGACGGGCTTGTAATAGTCACATACGGGAACTATTCCTATATGAGCAAGAAGCCGGTCCCTGCAGGGATGGATCCTCCTGACGTTAATACGGCATATTGGATAAAGGCTGCGGTATATAATGCGGACGTGAAAAATGTTGTAGAACAGCTTGAAAATAAGGCAGACAAAGACGGGGTATATCCGGACCTATTCGCAGGCAACCTTATTTCTGACCAGATGCGGACGGATAACGCGCCCTATCTGGAGAGGGAAACCGCTGGAGGTCTTTCCGGTATCGCGCCGTTATGCTATCCGACTTTGGTCGGGGCAAGCGTGGCGGAGAATCAGCTATGCAATGGTGAATCGGTGACCGTCACGAACGGACATAAATACTACTTGAAGAAAAGCGGTGCTGAATCACTTGGAGCAAGCGCAGGATCGGCTATTACAGGGTTAACAAGCGGATCTGATATGGTCATCGACTTAACACAGATGCTCGGCTCTGCTATTGCTGATTATGCGTACTCACTTGACACTAATGGTATCGCATGGCTTCGGTCATATGGATTCCTCGGTGGCTATCAGGCGTACAACAGCGGTTCGATTGAGAGCGTGGAAGTGACGGGGAAGAAGTGCGTAGGGTTTAATCAGTGGGATGAAGAGTGGAGAGCTGGAACAATTTCTAATCCGTCTGCAACCAATTGTATCTGCTCTAAAAATTACTGTCCTATTTTGCCAAACACAACGTACTATGCAACTTGTGGAAAAACAGACGGCGGTTCTCAGAATAAATACTATCTACGAGTTATGTTTTACGATTCATACAAGAACAATATTGGAGGTGTATATACTAACAATCTCACGTTTGTTACTCCAAACAATGCGACATACTTTCAGATTGAAACCAATACATCTACGGTATTATATGGCAACGTCTACCACCATGACATCTGCATCAACCTATCCAATCCAGACCGCAACGGAGAATATGAACCGTACAAATCAATAACCTATCCACTCGGTTCTGACGTTCTGCGTGGCATCTTCAAACTTGACGCAAACAATAAACTGTATGCGGATGGTGACAGGAAAGAAGCGGATGGGACGATTACAAGGAAGTACGGTGTGGTGGATCTGGGAACGCTGAGCTGGTCAGTACAATCAAGTGACAGCAACAAGCAGGATTTTCTATCGACTTCTCTGAATGGACTAATCAAAACGGTTGATGAGCATACAATGCCCAATATTGTATGTTCACTCTTTAATGTACAAACCAGAAATGAACAATCTGGAAATCCGTCCGCTAACTATAGGACTATCGGAGTAACCGCATCAGGGAATCTCAGAGTTGTCGTTGCTCCTTCGTCTTATTTGGATGCCGCCACCTTCAAAGAAGCTATGTCAGGTGTCTATCTCGTCTACGAACTTGCCACACCTACCACCGAACAGTCCACACCTTTCGCTTCACCGCAGGTATGCTACCCTGACGGGACGGAAGAATTTGTGACGGAAAACGATGTGCCGGTCGGAAATGAAACAGAATATCCGTATGACTTGAAAGGTATTCTTGAAAAGCTGGCGGAAGTGCCTGCAGCGGATGGAACTTATACACTTAAGGCGACCCGATCGGGAGCCAATATAACTTATACATGGGATCAGGAGGTATAAATATGTCTATACAGTATATCGGGGCGCGTTATGTCCCTAAACTCTTTGAAAGTCCGAATGGGGGCGCCGCGTGGATTCCCAATATCGCATATGAAGCACTTACTATTGTAACCTATGCAAATAACAGCTATACAAGC